CTTAAAATAATATTGATAAAGATAGAATAATAGATAATAAAATAGGAAAAATTGTACCCATTCTTTCTAATGTACGTGATATTAATTGATTATTAATTTTATAATAAAAGAATAGATTAATAATTACACATAATAAGATATAATATTTTAATATTATAGGTTGGAGTAAATAAGATGCATGTCCAGTAATTTTATCATATTGTAAAAGTGTAAATGGGATACTAATAATCAAATTAAAAATTTTATAATATAATGATTCAATTGCAGTAAATGTATTTGGTTTTAATATAATTGGATATACAGTAGTTTTGTTTAATTCAGTAGTATTTATAGGTTTTGACATAATATTATTAATGGGATTATCAGAATTAATTATTTTAATAAAATCATCATACCAATATGGTTTTGTTGATAAACTATTTGCATAAAAGTAATAAAGGACCGATAAATATTTACTAAATTCAGGAATTTCCATTACTAATTTCGAATTGATTAATTGATTAATGTATTCGATATTATTATAATTATCACCATTTGATATTTTTAATTCTAATATAGCATAATTTAGTTTAAATGTGTTTTTATCATTTTGATTAATATGTTGATTAGTATGATCCGTTATTGATTCATAATTATCTGTTTTAATCGCATAAAGACTATCATCTAGTGTAATTCTAATAGAGCCATCATTATAAGAAGTTCTATTATAATTAATTTTAACTTTAGGCAAATATTTTCTAGTCGTAATATAGTAATTGATTTTATCATAAATATATGGTGTATTTTGATTATATAATATTCTTGAATGAAGATAAGATTCTAAAACAGATTTATTTAAACAAACACGTTCTTTAATTGATTTATCAACTACATATCCTTTGTGAGTTTTACATTCGGCATATATATTATTATTATTACAATTATATGTTCTAAATCTTATACAAATACTATCTGGATTTTTCATTAAACGACTATAATAAGATGAATATTCATTATTGTCATAGTAAACAGAAGAAATTTGTTGAGTTACTGGTATTTTTTTATCAAATATATATTTTGTACATTTTGAATCTAGTAAATTTCGAACAGTCAGGAGATCATCTGATTTTATTAAAAATTTATAACTTTTTCTTACATAATCATTTTTTTCAGTTTGATTATCTTTTAATTTATTCATTTTAGAATTAATTACAATAAAAATAAATAAGTGTTTAGCTTATATATTATTTTATTTATAATCTAATAATTCAATATAAAGAATACTGTAATTTTCAAGAAAATTCTTATTTTATTATAATTGAATATTTTTGATTTTGATCTAATAATTCTTAACGAAAATTGAAAAATCAAAATTTTTCAATTTTTATAGAAATATATTATTAGATAATTCCAAAAATAAATAATTCTCATTCAAAATAAATGATTAGAATAATAATTTTTTTATTGATACATATTTATTTTATTTATGATTTACATTTAATAGGCGGAATTTTATTTAGACCAAATTCACAAGGGAGAATGATATTTTCACCAGAATCTATTTTAGAAATAATAAAAGCTCCATTAAAGATTAAAGAATTTTGGTCAACTGAATTAATAAAATCTAATTATTATTTTTTATTACTAATTGGTCTAATTATATCTCTTATTTATTCTAAATGTTTTATTAAACTATCATCATAATATATTCTTGCATCTGTATCCCATAGCTCAATTCTAACACTTGAACAAAAATCAGGTAATTTAATAAAATAATTTATAAATTGTCTAGCCAAAGGATATACTACAACATCATGTGTCGATAAATATGCAAAATTAATATTAGGATCAATTATAATTTTTTCAATAAGTTGAATTAAATTTTTTGTAAAAATATTTTTAAATTTTGTACTAAATAGTTCATAATAATATTCAGTAGCAATTGTTTCTAATAATTTATTTAATTCAGGAGTCCATTCAATAGGTAATTTTATATTATGTTCTTGATATACTTTAATAGTTGAAATAACATTAAAGTAATCTTTGATATTTTGTATCTTATAACCAAAACAATTATAAATTTCTTTATTAATATCTGAAGTTATTGATGTTAATTTCATATTATTATGTATTTTTATATATTCTATTTTATCATCTTCTGATAATATAATATCACCCATCAATTCTCTGAAAATTTTACATGATGATCTATTAATGTTTAATTCAAATAATCCCTCATAAAAATACAATGCCGAATGAATAGTTCTATGAATATTTGAACTACCTATTAATGTTTTTTTAGGATCAAAATCAAAATATGGGGAAAATATCTTATTAATATATTGTCCAAAATTTTTACAATATTTTATACCATGTTCTGTTAATTGTGCATCAATAATATGATTATCTAAATGTTTTGTTATATCAATTTCTGTATTAAAGGTTTCTAATTTTGGTAAATGCAAAATTGGTTCTCTGGGACCATGTCTAGCAATAATAATAATTTTATTTAAACGATTAGATGGTATTATATTTAAGATATATACAGATGGTTTTTTAATAATAATATGATAGTGTTTAATGGTTTTAATTGATTGTGTTTTATGAGAATTACGCCAAATCATATAATGTGTATTATTATTAATCAAACCTAATTTAATTAATTTTTTATAAACATCATGATGTGTATTATTATTTTTAGTCCAATATATATATTGATAAGCATTATTTGGTTTTGAATATGGGTATGTATTTTTTGTTAAAAAATTATAATCATCTATTTTAGATATTAATTGATCAGTATCATTTATTAAATTATAAAAAATATCATTTTCATTTATGCCATTTAATTTAAGTTTTTTTAAAACTTGTTCATATACTTCTTTAATATGATAAGGGCGATTAATAAACCATAAACCAGTAAAACCATTAATTAATATATTTTTATCTTCAAATTGTGGTGAAAAATAATTCATTACCTATAAAGATAATATCATGTTTTTATTATTATTTTAAACATATCATAATATTTTAAGTTAATTGGAGTATTTATTTTCATATTATTTGTAAGTGTACTAAATAATGGTATTATAATTTTAATTACATAATCTTCAACAATAAACTGATTAACCATTTTAGAATTCAATAAAGTATTTAATTTATTAGTACATGTAAAAAATTTAAAAAATAATATATTATCAATTAAACATGTCTTATTATTTGCATATATTATTGTATTTTCAGTATTTTTAGAATAATAATTTATGTCTAGATCTAAAATATGACTATTAATTGATAAATAATTAAAATAATCAGAAATATTAGATATCAAATATTGTTTATCTAAATTTGACAGAGAAGAATTATTATATTTGTAAATATATGAATAATAATTACTATAATGATAATCAATATCAATATATTTCAAAAAATAGATCATTAATTTTTTTTTAAAAGTATTTATTTTTGTCGGGTATTTAAATTCATTTTTGTTAATAATCTCATATTTATTATTATATGATGTTATTAATGAATCAATACCATATAAACTATCTATTTTTTGATTTAAAATAGAATTAAATTGTGATAAATATTTAATGAAATTATATGAATTATATTCTCTATTTAATGATATATCCGATTTTAAAAAAAACATAAAAATTAATTTTATATTATTAATTGATGACTTACTATCTGAATATAAAAAATAATTGATAAATTGTATTAATTTTGATAATTCAATACAATAATTCTTGATTGGATCTAAATTCAAATATTCAGACATATCACAATAAAAATCAACAATATTAATATATGGTTTAATGTTTTTATTAGAATTATTGTATTTTTCATATATGGTATCGATATCAGTTGCTAAACTGTTATTTAATAATTTAATAAACTCTAAATTTAAATGATCCAAATATTTTTGTATATTTATAGCTAATCTATTTTTGGCATCAATAAAATAATCATTAATGTCTTCTACGAGATTGATTAATTTATTTTGTAGATCATTTATATAAGTATTAATAGATTGAAAAAAAATATCAGAAGAAGATATATTAGAATTATTAAATTTTAATTTATTAATTTTTAATAATATATCTATATAACATTCTTCAATAGTATCATCAATTTTTTTGAGATAATTATTATATTCATCTATAAAAATATTTATTATTATTTCAGGATTAAATGGTAAAAAATTATATAATTTTCTAATTAAATTAATTAAATCAGTTTCTGGTGATTTAATCTGATAATAAATATTTTTTATTATATCATACTCCCTAAAAATAGCGAGTATTATGTCATACTTATAATAAGTTTTGATTTGTTCAATATATTGATAAATTACATCTTTTGAGTCGGCTTGTAGTATAAATACATCGGTATCAGATGATATTTGAATATTATTTAATAAATTTGATATATCAAATTGAAAATTTTTAATAATTATATCAATGTGATTAATTTCAATATTCACACATAAATCTTCATAATAATTTAATATTTTAGTTTTTAATAATGTAATATTTTCACTTAAAAGACCATCCATAAATGAACTATTTGATATGAAAGAATCAATGATTTTTTGAAAATTAGCACTAAATGATAATAAATTAGTTTTAACAAAAGTATAATTAGTTTTATATGATAGTATATATTGAATTTGTGTAATAATATCAGTTTTGAAGTTGGAAATATTATTAATATTTTTATTGAATATTTTTTGTTTTTCTTTAAAAAATGTTTTCATGGTAGTAATAATTGTATTTTTTAATAAATTAATATTATCATAACATTTATTGTCTACATTTAATTTAAAAATTCTGTCAATTCTATTATCCAAATTTTCAAATAATACATTCAATAAATTATTTATTTCTTTAATATTATAAATTTCATCAATTAAATCATAAATAGCATACAAACATAAAATTAATTTTTCAACATCATCCTTATCATCATTTTGTGTATAATTTGAAAATTTTGAAATAGATTCATCAAATAGTTGTTTAATCATATTTTTAATTACATCTGATGTAAAAGATATATTATATTCTTTAAAATTGATATTATCAAAGAAATGTATAATATTAAGATATAATTCAGTGTTGAAACTAACATCATATTTATTTGTGCAAAATTTATTATATTTTATACATAAATCATGAATATAAAATCTAAAAGAATTGATAATGTTATTAGTAATTTCCTTATTTTGAATAATTAAAAATTTTCTTTTTTCATCAATTGATATATCAGAAAATGTCAGAGATGTATTAGAATATATTAGAGATGTATTAGAATATATTAGAGGTGTATTTTTCATTTTACCATCAAATACATAATAATTTAAAAAATTATCGAATATTTCTTGATCGTCTTTATCCAGAATATTAATAGAATTATTGTTTTCTTCTAAAAATTGTAAAAAAAAAATCAAACCATTATAATTTGCTATTTTATTAAAAAGAATATTGTTATCCATTATATTTAGATCTTCTATTAAATATAAAAAATATAAAAATTGTAATTAATTAAACAAAAAAAATTGAAACTTACATTTGGTATTATATATGATATTATATTAATTTAATAATATACTGTAATATGGATAGCACTTTAAATTTAAATACTAGATATGATGATATTTGTCCTAATTCGGATGACATTTGTTCTCATTCAGATATTTATTCTTATTCAAATAATATTTATAAAAAGAAAAAGTTATTCAATAAAAGAGATTTATGTGAGGACATTGTATGTTTGAAAAAAGAAAATTATGATATAAATAATATAAATAATATAAATAATGTAGATAGTATAAAACAAAAATTATGTCATCAATGTTATCAAAAGAAAAAATCACAGGAGATGGTTTCAAAGATAGAAATTTTTAATAAAATTAATTACATTATTTTTAATTCAATGTCAATGCCGGATGTTTATAATAAGATAGATAATATAATTCTCCCTTTTTCAAAATGGTTAGAGCCGAATGAGGAAGGTTATACAGTATTTCATTGGTTTGCATGGTTTATTTCAACAAAAATAAAAAAATACCAACATATTAAGCCGAAAGTATATGCTTTTTTTCAGAAGGTGTTTTCGGACAACACAATTGATTCAATATTTACAGAAAAACAAATCAAAATAATCCAAACCATACAATTTTGTACCATTTAGTGCGTTATTGTGAAAATCCAAATGATACATATTATAAACGTTTATACAATTTATTAATTGAAAATGGTTGTCCAGAATTAACAAATGAACAACTAAAATCTATTAAAAATTTGAATACAGAAGAGGAAAATTTACCAGATGACTTAAAGATTCATGTTTGTGATATTACGACTAAATATAAAAATATTGAGGATTTGATCATAAAAAATTTGGAGACAAAATGTTCGGATTATGAATTAACGAAATGTATAGAATGTAGTACAATTATTGATTTTACAAAAGAAATTCCAAAGATAATTTCATATGCAAAAGATAAACAATATGATTTTATTACGAATTTAATTTTGTTTGCATATTATCAACGGAAATTGTTAAATAAAATATTTGATAATTATTACAGAATAACAAATAGTCATTCGGATTTAAATCAGATACATAAAAGACATTCACATATATTAGAGATATATGCAAATAATTTAAATAATTTAATAGTAAGTAGATAATTAAGTTTTTTTTAGAGCCATATTTAAAAAATAATTATATATTTGATCATATTTTGAATAATTATTAATAATAAAATCAGTCATATCCCATTCAAATATTTTTCCAGCGATAGGATTATAATATTGGATGATGGTTAGTTTTGTTGAATCAATGTTATCAATATTATATTTTGACCAAAACAGTAGATATTTAATATAATCATTAATAGAAGGTTTAGGTGAAATGTTAGATTCAATAATTATCATTCGATTATCTAAAATTAAATTAATTTTCCCAACAATATATTTATTTATAATAATATCATAATTATAATCAACATGTTCGGCTAATTCAACATTAGATTTTAACCATTCATATATATTTATTAAAAACTCAATTAATTCTATTTTATTTATATATTCAATATTATTGATCAAAAGCTGTAGAGAATATCTACCTTTTATTAATTCATTACATATACTTAAATTAAAAATATCATCAATCATATCAATAGCCCTCATATTTTGATTTTGAAATTTATTATAAGATGCTAATAAAGCAATTTTACTATTTTTAGTGATATTATTCAAATCAATCGTATGTAGTTCTGGTTCAGATAAAAGATTAAAAATATTTTGAACATTTTTCTTACACAATGGTATAATAAATTCAGATTTAGATTTTTTAAAATAATCGATATGTTTTTTAATTTGATCTTCAGAACCTGAACAAATATAATCTTTTAATGCATATTTTAATGAATGACGATTATTCTTAAATATTTGATCATTTTTAACATATGGCAAATATATATGTTCTTTTGATTTGACTAAATCTAATATCATTTTTTCTAATTGTAAATCCATCATATGTGAAAATACAACATTTAGATCAGTAATATTTGAATAATTTACAATATCTTCAGAATTAATGGAAGAATGTATATCAATTAAATTAAAATTTAGATACTCATCTGGTGGTAAAATATTATTATTTTTCATATCTAAAAATGTTTCAATTGATAGATTTGCTAACATTTCAGATATTTTATTTGTACGATTTGACATTAAATTTTCATATGTAGAATCAGTCCAATTAAATGATACAAAATCTGCTATTGTTGGATCTAAATTATATAATTCATATATAAATCTTGAAGGTTTAAATTTATCAAACCATAATGATGTTATTAATAATTCTTTTTTTGCACGTGTACATGCAACATAAAATAATCGTCGTTCTTCTTGTAAATCTGCACCAACAATAGGAAATGAACCATCAACACAATTAATAATTATAACATAGTCGAACTCTAAACCTTTTGAACCATGTATTGTTGTTAAGATAATATTAGAATCAACATTATAATAGATATTAGAATTATTAGTTTCTTTTAATTCAGCATCTAACATTTGTACATGAATAGAGTTTAAGGCGAGAAAATTTTCAATTTTGTATAATTTTTTATTAGTTCTACTAAGAATAGCAATAGATGGTTTTATTTGATCAGAATAATTTTGATATATTTTTTTAATGTATTCTAAGATATACTCTTTTTCTTTTTGATCATTTTGAAAAAATCTTATTTTGGGTCTTTTTAATTTGTTATCATTACCTGCCAAAATCTGTTTATCTATTTTGTCTGTATTAAAACTAATAATTGCATTTGATAAAGATACTATACCTTGGTTACATCTATAATTTTTTATTAAATATTTATATTCCGAATTGTTAAATTCTGTTTGAAAATTCAAAATATATTTAATAGAAGTATTTCTAAATGTATATATATTTTGTTGATCATCACCAACTACTATTAATAATTTACATTTTTCATACCATTTTTTTATAATGTCATATTGTAATTGATTTATGTCCTGAAATTCATCTATAAATAAATATTTGTAAGAACTTATATTATTTGAATTTAATAGTTCCAAATATTTTACTAAATATTCTTCTGGCATCGATTCTGGTTTTGTTTCTTCAATCTGATAGTTATTTTTTATAATTTGATTTAAGGCAATTGAATGAAATGTACCAATTGTTATGTCATTTACGATATTTGAATCTAAATATTTGCGCATACGTTTTGACATTTCATCTGCTGCATTTCTAGTAAAAGTAGTTAAAATAAATTCTTTGGGATTACAATTCAGATATTTTATCATATATATAACTTTATTTATAATTGTTGTTGTTTTACCAGAACCTGCACATGCAACTATACATAAAGCTTGTTTATTTTGTAAAAATCCTGTATTTGTTATTATTTCTATTTGTGTCGGATTTAAATTTGAATCAGTTTTAAACTCATCGGAGTTTAAACATGATATCAACGCTTTATGAGTAAAATGTGGTTCGCCTGAGGCTGATATATTGGTTTCTTGAAATTGATCCGAATCAGAAAGATCTGTTTCATATATGTTAGTTTGTTTGGATTCAGTTTGTTTGGATTCAGTTTGTTTGGATTCCAATTTATTTTCATTTAATATTTTATTAGATGGTTCTGAATCATTTTTTTTCTTAACTTTAGGTTTACTTATCTTATTTTCTATATTAATAGATTTTTTTATTTTATAAGTTTCAACGCTTGCAGAAATCATTTATATATCTATTCTATATATAACTTTTTCAATCCATACCTAAAAATGATTTTATTTAAAGAATTGATTTTAATTTATTTTTTAAATTAAAATCAATTAAAATCAATTAAAATCAATTAAAATCAATTAAAATCAATTAAAATCAATTTAATCTAATTAAATCCAATTTATAATTTACTTTTGCCAGTTAATCCACCAACTTTTGGTACTACTGGAACTGCAGATCTTACAGCTTGTTCTGATCCGGCGACTTGTGTAGCAATACTATAGTGAAGACCATTATAATAAATATTAACAACAGGTATACCTTCTCTAGTGTCTGGATCAGGTATTTGAATATTACGGTTATTATCGGTTGGGGAAATATTAGCAATAATAAGATTTATTCTAATATTTTTTAACATAGCAATTGCATTCATTTCTAAATATGAACCCCAATATATACTTTGATATCCAACTCTTTGATCAGGTCTCTTTGTTAATATTTGTAAGTATCTTTTTATTTTATTAATATTTGATAAACTACCAAATCTACTTAATTTTGGATGACTTCTATTAACATCATACCAATCATTAATTGCATATATTACGCTAATTGAATAATCAGGATCATTAAATGATTTTTGTTCAATATAATTAGCAGCACTTAATCTTAATGCATGAGTTAATTCATTAGTAGTTGTTTGACCAAGTATAGAATTAAACATACAATCACCATCGCCATCAACTTGTGAAATATTATAAGTAATGCCATTTCTAACAATTTGAGATGCCATACCATTAATAGCTAATTCTGAATCGGCATTTCCCCTATCAAGAATGCCAGTAGCAGAACCAGTACCAGATACAGGAGAAAGAGCGACTTTTGATTTTGTAGTTGTGATTTTATTAACTAATGCGATATATTCTCTAGCTGCTCTAATAACACTTGAAGAAGATATACTAAATGAACTTTGTGTACAAGAGTTTTTAATAATATTAATTTCTAATTCGCGTAAAAAGTTAATAATTCTTTCAATTAATCCATAGAATAATTTATAACTAGATTCGGAGATATTAATTCTATAATTTCTATTTATCATTTCAAATAATACCATCATCATATCATTTAGATTATTTTGTAAATCAGTAATATATATTGAATATTCGGATTTCCATGATAAATATACAACTTCATACATTAATGTTGATTCAAATAAAGCATCTTTATTTGTAATATTTGGTTTAATACATTTTAATAATGTAATTAATGCTATTTTTAGACTACGATCCTGTTGAATATCTGTCTTTTTAATTTTAGATCCATCTTCTAATGTAATTTCAAAATTAATAGTATCTGGAATTCTTGATAATTTGAATAATTCAGTCATCCAATAAGAAGTATCCAATATTTCTGATGATGATGATTCAGATACAGATACAGATTTAGCAGATCTTTCTTGAATAAAATATCCTGTGCCTAATTTTTCATCAGATAATACATTATCTAAATCTAATGGACAAATTAATTTAGAATTTGCATATTCATAATTTGATATTCCATAATAAATAACATTACCTTCTGTATCTTTACCACGACGACCACAACGACCTGCCATTTGAAGAATTGTTGTTGGATTAAAATTTTCAGTAGCAGTACTTGAATTATTAGGAGCCTTAATAATAACTGATCTTAATGAATAATCAATACCAATTGACATACTAGTTGATGCAAAAACAAAACCAATTGATGCGGAATTAGATGATTTAGATTTTTTTAATGCTTTAGTAACTTCGATTTGAATGAACATTGGTAGATTAGGAATAATACATGTAACACCAAAACTAGCCCCATCCGCGAATAATTTAACTAAATCTCTAATAGTTGCATGTTCTAAATTCAAACTATTAGAATTTTCGGAAGCAGTTGATACTTTTGAAACAGCTGAACCAGTTGATACTTTTGAAACAGCAGAATCAGCTGATACTTTTGAAACAGCCGAATCCGTCGAAGCAGCCGAAGCATCTGAAACTTTAGAACCTTCTGATTTAGCCAATTCTTTTGCTCTATCTCTGTCTTTATTTTTACCTTCTTTAGATCTACTTAAAATTGATTCAAAAACAGTATCCAATGATCCACTATTTGCGAGACGAAGATATGAACCGACACCTGTTTGTAAAGATGGTAAAGTAGATGGGAAAATACTATTATTTACTCTGACAGATTCTTGTGATACTAGTGATAAGTAATATTCGAGAA